GGAAGTCTACTGACGTATTCAAAATCTGGAAGTCGATTAAAGTAATTTGACATTTTAGTAACCTATGCCTGAAGATCCGAGTATGCTATTTTGCAATGCAGCATTTTCTGCAGGATCCTCTCTAAATGTTGCAAATCCACCACCTATGGAGCTCTGATCTAGTTCACTATAATCTTCATTAAAGATTGGTACAAGTTCTTTGAATTGCATCGTTACCTGATATGCAACTGGAGTGCCATCATGATATGTCGCATAGTTTGTATTTGGAGTATAGTTTACATCAATTCTTTCAAGAGCACATTCTTTAAATCTATTTAATCCAGGATGATCACCACCTGATTCTCCTCTATGTAGGTAATTCAATTGAAATGTATTGGGAGACTTCAAAAAGAAATTTTTTCCTGATTGTTTCGTTGCCATTCCTTGCTTGAAGTATCTAATTATTCTTTTAACAGTTATTGCTTCTTTGGTGCTTCTTGGGGAGAATAGAAATACAAATTGAAACCTCCTTAATTGTGGACTTTGGAATAATAATTCAAGATTATTATTTAATATTGCCCCCTGTGTACGGGCAAAAACTTGATTGGGGTTTAAACCCATAACCTTTGAACCTAAAGCGTTCGTAATAAACGCACCTGCATCCGCTCCTTTATCTCCAAGTTCGTTTGCAAGAGCAGTTGCTAAATCGCCTTGTTTTTTTCCCTCAAGATCTGTTAGTCCTTTAAAGACTCCCATTCCTAGTGCTTTAAATGGATCCATTTCTCCGTCAGTATAAGTGACACCGTTTGAGTCTTGTATGTTTCCTGGAATAGCAAGAAATACAGTCCCTCCGATTCTTCTATTGCTTTGCTCAATAGTTCTGTTTCCAAGACCTACAGTGTAGAAAGGATCTCCACCTGATTTCGAGCTTGTATTTTTACTTACACCAAGTTTTCTTGGTTCATATTTTAACATTTGTATTTTCATAACATCCATATTAGTACTACCAACGTCAATTGGGTAGTACATATTTGATTGTTCTATACCCTTATCAGATAGTTCATGATCTGTAGCAATAGAGGGTTTTTTTGCTGCCGTTGGTTCTGATTCTTCTTCTTTTTCTTCTTCTTTTTCTCGGTTTTCTTTCTTAGTTGTTCCATAATCCAGAAGATCATCCGTCTTTTTACTGGCATCTTCTGTGCTATCCGCTACAGGTTTTATATCAACTCCATTAACATCCTTGGTAGCAAGCATTCCTTTTTTTGAAGTAATCTTTGCTTGTTGTTTTACTCTTTTTAAATTTTCTGGTTTGCTAAAATGTTCGAGTTCTTTTGTTAAATGTGGTAAAAGGATAGGACTTTCATTTATCAACTTTCCTTTGTTTGAACCTGTTGCTGCTATTTCTCCAACTAAAATATCATCGGATTGTCCAAGGTCTAGTCCAAGAGTGGTGTTTTTTCTATACACAAGAACATCTCCTGCAAGATTTCCAGACAGTCCAAGTGGACCTCCATTACCTGGATCTTTGATTACAGTATAATATTCATATGTTTTTCCATCGATGGTTTCTTTCCACTGTAGTCCAGATTCAGGTCCACCGTAAATTCTTGGCGAATATCCCATTGATATTTTTTAACTATTTAGCGATTATTTTTCCATATTGTATGGAAATTAAATCATCGAGTTCTTCACGTTGAACAATATATAATTGTCCTGGCAATTCTTCCCAAGTATAGTTTCGGTATTCATTTAGATGAAAGTTTGCTCCTCTAAATCCCCAGCGAAAAACTTCGACACATGCAATTAAAGGATGTTGATCGTATTTAATATTAGGAGTCTTTGCATTGTATATGTAAGTATAGAAACCTCCTACATCGGGGATTGGTGTAACAGTATCGTTCAGTGCTTCCATGATCATGATCATTTGATCTTCAGTATCCATGGTTGCATTGATTTTACTAAGTATAGGTTCGATACGATTCATTTGATTCCGAGTTCGTTTTCTGTTATTATTTTAAAGTTGATTAAACGATCATCGCAAAATTCTTTTGCTGCTTTCCATTTTGCTTGATTAACAGCATATGTTTTACACTCATAGATATATGATTTTGTAACTCTTGATCTTTTTTTAGGTTCAATAGTTTGTTTTTTTGGTTTGACTTCAACTACATATGTTTTAATTTGTCCATTACTCTCTTTGACTTTCATAATAAAGTCTGGAAAGTAACGATGAACTCTTTTATCAATTGGAGACACATATGGTATCCAGAATTCTTCACTGCCCCACTCAAGAATGTTTTCATTTAGATCACAGTAATGACAAAACTTGCGTTCCCAACTACTTCGGCATATAATATTATTAGGATCTCCCTTATATTTTCTAGGAAATGAAGGTTTGTATCTACTCTTGATGCTTTCGGCCATACATAATATATAAGGTTAAAAATTATTTATAGATGCCTAGAAAAAGAACAGTTAGTGACATCAAATCTACTTTATTAAGACCTGCATTAACTTCTGACTTTGAGGTTCAAATTGCCATACCAACTGCAGATGGATTCACTCCTCATGCTAGCATAGTTGATCAGGATAGAATGCAACTTATGTGTTGTGATGCGAGTTTGCCTGGATCTAATCTAGCGACATATGATGTTAATAATGATAGGCATGGTGTCACAGAAAGACATGCATATAGAAGAGTTTATGATGATAGATTGGATTTAACATTTTATGTTGATGCTCAAAATTATTATCCTATTAGATTTTTTGAAAATTGGATGGATTATATTGTAGATCAGCAAGATAGAAAAGAATCAAAGGCAGCTGGGTCAAGTATTTCAAATCAATCAAAAAATTATTTTTATAGAACAAGATACTACGATGAATATGTATCTGAAATTGTTGTAACAAAATTTGAAAGAGACTACAATCAAAGATTATGTTATAAATTTTTATCGGCATATCCTTTTTCGATTCAATCAATGCCCATTTCCTATGAATCATCGGGTCTTTTAAAATGTACAGTTGGATTTAGATATGTAAGATATATTATGGATAAAGAATTAGAAGCTGAGTCTTACAAAAAAGAACCAGAAGAAACGAGACCAGCAGGTAATCCAGCACCAAAAGATGGTTCAGCTGCAGCAAAGAAATTTTTCGATGATAATAAGCAACAACTTATTGATGATACATCTGGAACTGACTTCAAGTTTGATCCAAGTAAATTTGGAGGAGGGTCAACATTAACTCCAAATCTTAATGGAGATATTGCCTGATAAATAATCATACTGAAATAATAACTATAGGTCATTATGCCTTTACCAAAGATTGCCACACCAACATATGATCTTGAATTGCCATCATCAGGAGAATCAATTCAATATAGACCTTTCCTTGTAAAAGAAGAGAAGGTTCTTGTCATTGCATTAGAAAGTGAAGATACCAAACAAATTACAACTGCTATCAAGTCAGTTATTAAAAATTGTATCCTAACAAAGGGTATCAAAGTAGAGGCACTTCCTACTTTTGATATTGAATATTTGTTCCTCAACATTCGCGGAAAATCTGTTGGAGAAGAGTTAGAAGTTAATGTTGTTTGTCCTGATGATGGAGAAACTTCAGTGCCAGTAGAAATTAATCTGGATGATATTAAAGTTCAAAAAAATGATGATCATACTAACAAAGTCAAATTAGACGGTAGTATCATGATGGAAATGAAGTATCCATCACTAGATCAATTTATTAAAAACAACTTTGATTTTGAAGATAAAAATGCAATGGACCAATCATTTGATTTGATTGCATCTTGTATTGATAAGATCTATACTGAAGATGAGGTATGGGCATCGGCAGATTGTACGAAGAAAGAAGTTACTGAATTTCTTGAATCGATGAACTCTACTCAATTCAAAGAGATTGAAAAATTCTTTGAAACTATGCCTAGACTTTCACATACAATCACCGTGAAAAATCCTAAGACGAAGAAGAATAATGAAGTTGTATTGGAGGGACTGGCATCTTTTTTCGCGTAGGTATGGTACATATGAGTCTATCCTCATATTTTGAATTAAATTTTGCTTTGATGCAGTACCATAAATACTCACTAACAGAGATTGAAAACATGATCCCTTGGGAACGTGATGTATATGTTGCTATGTTACAGAATCATCTTGAAGAAGAGAAGTTAAAACAGCAGCACGCGAATGGCAACTAGGACTACTACCGATCCAATAGAAATACTCTTAGAGATGGGTGTAGACCTAGATAACCTCTCTGAAGAAGAGGATTATCTTAGTGCCTTGATGGAGGCAGTCAATACACTAACGATTGTTAATTCTAAAGATTCGCGTATTTCTGCTCTTCAAAAAGAAATCGTCAAAGTAAGAAATAAAAGAAAAGCATCAGATCCAAAATTTAATGTAAGAAAGACTAAAATATCTGCGAGTAAAATCAAATCGCCTAAGTCACTCCAGGCAAAAAAACAAAAGATACCTGCACAAAAATTTCTCCCTTCTTCTGCAACAGTAAGACAAGGATCTGAAGTAGCAGGTGAAGAATCTAAAAAGAAAAGAAAGGGAAAAACTGTAGAAGTTCCTGTTACTTTTATTACTTCTGTAAACAGTTCAGTAAAATCAATATTAAAAACTCTAAAAAAACAAAGCAAGTTTGTTCAGAAACAGACAGAGAAAGATAGAAAAGAAGCAGAGAAAACAAAGAGAGGCATTGCTGAAACTAAACTAGAGAAAACTTTCTTTAAACCTATTATTGGAGCAGCAGAAAAAATCATTGCTCCTGTAAAGGGAATTCTAGGAAAGATATTTGACTTCTTGTTTAATGTTTTCCTAGCAAAAGTTGTAATGAAAGTGTTCAACTGGATGGCAGATCCAGAGAACAAATCGAAGTTAGAGAATACTATCCGATTTTTAATAGACTTTGGTCCCAAGTTGTTGGGTGCGTATCTACTATTTGGAACTAGACTTGGTAGATTTGTCACAAGGATAGCAACAAGTCTAATTTTTGGTGCTGCTAGATTGAGTGCAGCAGCATTTAAGATGATTGCTGCTTTACCTTGGTGGGCAAAGGTTGGACTAGCAGGCACAGCACTCTTTGGAGCAGGTGCTGCGGTTCCTACTTTATTCCCAGATACGGTAAAGGATGCTGCTGATGAACAAGCAGATGCTCTGAAAAGAGAGAAAGGAGCAGAGGCAGCAGCAGATGCGATAGAAAGACAGAATAGTGATAGAAATCTCTTTCAAAAAGCGGGAGACTTTATTACTGGAGCAGGTGCAGAAAGAGAAGAGCAAGTAGAAAGATTAAGAACAGGAGAAGAGCAAAGATATTTTGGTGGTGGATTAGTACAAGGATTTAATGGTGGTGGACATGCATTTAATCTTCTAAATCCACTTTCATGGTTTGGTGGTAGTAGTCAAAAAGCAGTTAAAGATAATAAAACAAGATATAATCCCAACTCTCTAAGTGGTAAACTTCTGAATAGAAGAAATGCTACTAATGAAGCCATTCAAAGGATGCGTGGTTATGAAGAAGGTGGAGAAGTAGATGGACCAGGTGGTATTGATAAAGTTCCTGCGATGCTCACAGATGGTGAGTTTGTTATGTCGCGTGGGGCAGTTCAAAAGTATGGTGTAGGACAACTAGAAGCAATGAATGCTGCTGGTGGTGGCACAAACATACCAAAGGTTATGAACGGTATGGTCTATGCTGATGGTGGTGGAGGAATTGGTCCATCATTTGCAGAACATTCTAGTGATGTTATGAATAGTTTTACAAATCGTTTTGTGATGGGTGATGATAGTCTTTTGAATAGATTGGCATACGGAGATATTGCAGGTGCATTAAAAACTTTAGGTATTAAAATTGATAGGAATACTGAAGCAACAAATAGAAATACCACTCAAAGAAAAGAAAATAATAATATACTTAAAGATGCTCTTGGAATGAGTGAGGATTTTGTAAAAGATATAATAGGTGATGCTCAAAATATTGCATCTATGGGTGGTGGTTTTGTTGGTGGATTGAAAGATAAGAGAAAAGAAATTTCAGAATTTATAGAAAATACTCCATATTTTGGAGAAACTGCTGCAATAGAAAGAGAAAGAAAACTTGGATTAATGAAACCAGGTGCTGATTCTTTACTGCCTGAAGTCAGAGAGAGACTTAAATCTAATGATGAAAGAATAAGAAATCTATATGATCCAGAGAAAGACACTGGATTCATGGGTGGATTGAAAAAAATGAATCAGAATATACAAAATAAAGGTTTTTTTCACGATCCATTCGCAGCACTTGGATTAAAAGAAGAAGAAACTGAAAAGTTTGTTGAAAAAATTACTAGTGGTAGAGTTAAAAACCTTGGTGCTAAAATAACTGGACTCCAGTTTGCAGCAAAGGGTCTTGCTGGACCACTTGGAAGAATGTTCCAGATTGATGATAGAGGGTCTTTAGGTAGGTATTTGAGACCTGCTATGGAAGAGGCACAGAGGCAGGGACATGGTGCAGTTGGGGCAAAGGCATTAGGACAAAAGAAGTATGATGAGTTAGTCCCAGATAGATTGGCCAATCTTGCATTGGGACAGACTGCTTTTACTGTGAATGAAGATGGTCGAGCAAAAACTAGTGATACTTATGATTCAAATAATACTGCAGAATATTATTTTAAAACAAGCAGAGAAGCACTCTCAAAAGGAAATATTGGTCCAGCATTGTTTAATGGATTGTCTGGATTGTTGAGAGTAAATCAAAATACTGGTTGGGGAAATCTACGTCCAGGAGGTAATGATATAGATCTTGGTGGTGGATTTACACCAACAGATTCTTCTGGAAAAGTTAAAAAGGTTTCCAAGATGAGTGCCGCACAACTCATGAATGCTCAAGCATATGCAGAATCAAAAGGTAAATATTTTTCTAGTACAACTGGAAAAACATATGCGAGTTATAGTGATGCAATAAAAGATCCTGCAATAAAAGCAAAACTTGGTTCTAATAAACCAAATGTATCTATTCCAGCAGCACCACAAAGACCAGCACCAAAGGTAGTTGTAACGAATGTTCAGGATCAATCTGCAGCATCGAATCCAGGATCTGGTTCTGGATCTGATGTTCCAGTGATTAATGCTTCCAATGGATCGCAGAGTAATGCTAAGATCCTTGGATTCTTACCAGGTCCCCTACAGTTGTTTTAAACCATGGTATTTCCCGCGTTGCTAGGAGGAATGAGAATTGCCAGAGGTGTTTCTATGGCAAAAAATATATTTGGAAAACGTAAAGGTGGTCAACCCCCTAGGTATGGGGCATCTAAAAATAGATCTGATGTTGGATCAGAAAGTTCAATAGTTGTCAGACCAAAGACAACTATGATTCCAGCATCGAAGATGTCTTCTGCCATTGTTCGTGTTCCAAAGATTAGAAAGACTGAAAGTTATGATCAAAAGATTTCAAATATTCAGAATAACTTAGTAGAAATTGATTCGATTTTGAAAGGCACCTTGGCAATGGAAAAGCAAGATGCAGAAAGAAAAACTAAACAAGGTAAACAGCAGAAGAGAACAAAACTAGAGAATCAGATAGAAAATAAGAATGGTATATTAAAAAGTCTACGTAAAAAGTTACCAAAACTTCCTACAAAGTCTTTTGGTATTCTAAGTTGGATTCAAACATTTATTGGTAATATAATTTTAGCATTTGCTGTAAAAGGATTAATTGGTATACTACCAAAATTAACTGGATTGATACCATTGATCAGTGGAGTAATGGATTTTGTTATAGATCTTGGTGGAAAGTTTTTAAATGGTTTGACAAGTTTTATTGATATTGGATATAAAGCATATGATTGGACAAGAGGTGCAATAAAAACTATTGGTGGTGATACTTTAGTTAAGGAGTTTGATAAATTTATGGGAGTCATTGATTTTGTAATCAATGCACTTCTCCTTGCAACATTTGCCAGAGGTTTTGGTAGAGATCTTCCCGGCAGAAATAGAGGTAAAGGTAATAGAGGTCCTAGAGGAAGAACTCGTAGAGGAAGAGTTCCCATAACCAGAACTGGTGGGTCTGCGACTCCTAGAGGACGCTTGGGTAGAATGTTTGGACCCATCGCGAATAAATTTAGATTTAATCCTTTCACTGGAGCAAGAGTAACTCGAAGTGGTGGGGTTAGAAATCCATTTAGAGCAAGACCAAATGTAACTAAAGGTGGTGGATTTAAAAATCCTTTGAGATCAAAACCAACTGTAACTGGAGGAACTCCTAAGGGCAGATTTAAACTACCAAAAATACCCGGATTGAAGAATGTGAAAGGGGGCAGGGGCAACGCGATCTTAAATGCAATCTTGGCACCATTTGAATTTATTGGAAGAAAAGGAGCAGGACAGACCAATCTTCAAGCCGGAGTCGGCACTGCGGGAAGCACTGCTGGTGGAATAGCTGGATATGTTGCTGGTGGTAAAGCAGGTGCTGCTCTCGGAGCTACGATTGGTGCCTTCTTTGGCGGAGTTGGTGCTGTTCCAGGTGCTGCTATTGGTGGTGTCATAGGTAGTTTCCTTGGCGGTATTGGTGGAGGTATGTTGGGTAGTGCAGCAGCAGATACGATAACAGGTGCAAAGGGATATAATGAAGGTGGTAAAGTTAGAAAACCAAAAAAACTTAAAAAGAAATCCTCAAGAACTCTATCTAAAGGGATACAAAAATCCAAATTATCAACGAGATCACTGGTAAAGAAATCGAATCCAGTGCCATCAGCACCAACAGTTAAACCTCCTACATCAGAAGAGGTACAAAACCCAGAGAAGCAAAGAGCATGGTGGGACTTCTTAGGATGGGCAGGAACCGGAGGAGGAAAAACTGATAGACCACTTGGAGTTGCAGGTCAAGAGATTGGAGAGAGAGTTTCTAAGGTTGGAAATACTTTAGGAGAGAATCAGTACTTTGGATCTATACTCAAAGCAACTTCAAAGATAATTTTAAATAAGAAATTAGGTGATTCGGACTATAGTGCAGTCGGAGATTCTATAAATGCTTTAATTTATGATGGAATTAGAAAGGAAAGAATTGCTAGGGGATTAAAGGGTTTTTCTAGTGGTGGTAGAATTGATGGACAATTATCTAACATATATGTTGGGGATTGGGTTGCAGAAACTTTCAAGAAAACGGTATCGGATAATATAGCACA